CGAGCATCATGTGCGCGCACAACTTGTGTTATTCGACTCTGGTCATGGATCCCAAGTACGACAACTTGCCCGGAGTGGAGTACGAGACATTCGGGGATTTTCGGTTCGCCCAGGCGTCGGAAGGGAAACCTGTGGTTTCCCTCCTCCCCACGATCCTCACGGACCTCAAGGCGTTTCGCAAAAAGGCCAAGAAGCTGATGGCCGTGGCAGAAGGCACGCCAATGGAGGCCGTATACAATGGACAGCAATTGGCCTACAAAATATCGATGAATAGTATCTATGGATTTACTGGTGCTTCTAAGGGCATGCTTCCCCTTGTGGCCATCGCATCGACAGTCACGCTACGTGGCCGTCAAATGATTGAGGAGACGAAGAATTACGTCGAGGCCAACTTTCCAGGGGCCAAGGTGCGTTACGGCGACACGGATTCCGTGATGGTCGAGTTCGATGTGCAGGGCCGCAAGGGCCAGGATGCGATCGATTACTCATGGGAGCAGGGAGAGCTGGCCGCCGAACAGTGCACGAAGCTCTTCAAGGCGCCGAACGATCTGGAGCTCGAGAAGATCTATTTCCCGTATGTCCTCTACAGCAAGAAGCGCTACGCGGCCCGGATGTATGAAAAGGGCCGAGACGGCAAGGTTTCTTTCAAAAAGATTGACGTCAAGGGACTCCAGGTGGTCCGGCGGGACAGCTGTCCGTATGTGCGCGAGACGCTCAAGAAGTTGCTCGAACTCATTCTCGATTCGAGCGACCCGAGGCCCGCGATCGATCTAGCGCGGGACAACGCCCGGGACCTGATGGGCGGAAATGTCCCTATCGAAAAGCTTATGATGTCGAAGCAGCTCGCATCGGACTACAAGGTGCCTATGGCGCACGTGGCCGTTCGAGACAAGATCAAGGCGCGTGCGCCCGGCTCGGAGCCTCAGCAGGGCGATCGGGTCCCGTTCGTGATTGTGAAGGGTCCGGGCAAGATGTACGAAATGGCGGAGGATCCGGCGTGGGTCCGTGAAAAGAGCGTTCCGCTCGATTACCAGTATTACTTTACGAACCAATTCAAAAAGCCCGTACAGGACCTTTTGGAGCCGTTGGTGAGTGCGGATCGCATCTTTGACAAGAAATTCATGGTCAAGACGACGAGCACGGTGGAGGTCGAGGCAAAGAGGGCATTCCTGGCGCGCTTCGCCTTAAAAGCTGGAGGCCCTTCTTAGGTATGGAGCAACAGATTTTGACAATCATTGACGAGGAGGTGACCAGGCGGGTCGCCCTTCGTATGGCCTTGGGACTCGAGGTCATCTCAAAAAATTACGACATCCCACTCGAACGTCTCATCAAGGACACGGCCGGGCTTGAGGATTCGTTCTGTAAAGGCGTTCTCAAGAGTCACAAGAGATGCCTGAAGAATCCACAACCAAACGGATACTGCAAGTTCCACCAGTGTCAGGTGCCTCCGCCGGCTCCAAAGGTGGCCGAGAGGGTCAAGGCGCCGTGGGAATGAGGAGTCGCGAAGCGACTCCGAGGCCGCAGGCCTCCTTCAATTTAAATTCAAAATTGAAGCCTCTTAGAGAAATAGAACGCTTTTAGAATAATGTCCAAGGAAACCTTTCTTCTTGCGAGTTTGACAAAGTTTTTCGATGATCCCGAGAACAAGCAAAAGCTCCACGCGATTCTGGGAGACAAAGGAAACGGTCCTTCTCTTCGGAGGATCGAGTGGTTCGTGACGAACTATTCGAAGAATAACCATGTGTCCTACACGGCCCCAAATGGGAAGATGTTTACGGTACACGTCGCCTACAAGTCGAGTCTGGACGGGTACAGTAAAAAGCTTTTCGATCCGTTTTGTCGGACGGAGCGCATCGAGTTCCAGGGTCTCTCGACGACGCACGCGCAGCTGAATTTCTTGAGGTGGGTGATAACCAACGGTATTCTCGATTCCCTCAAAGGAATGGAAGGGAAGCAAACCCACCCTGAAATTGAAGCATCGTGTACCCATAATAGTACAGGTACAAGTTGTACCCCTGTGTAATTTGCGATGTATATTGTGGAAGGAATGTAATCTGGAGATAGGTCGTCTGTGAAATCAATTTTGCAAAGTTCAAGTAACCCCCCTGATTGTACTCTTTCGGAGTGAGCCCGAAAGAGTACGTATAGATGTTCTTGGATGGAACGGACAAACCATGCTCCATGGGCTGTTTGAATGAATAGTACAGGGATCCTCGGAAAGTACTCAAAATATCCACATTGTTCAGAGTAATCTTCGCGGTATCGATCACATCGACGTAGTTTGACGGGCCCGATGGAAAGTTGAGCTGGACCCCTGTCTTGATGTATTGAGTGGTGTAACCGTATGAATATCTTGCGTTGTAATAGTTGCTATTCGTTATCGTCTCGTATGCCTTGTTTCTGAAGAACCACGCGAGAGTCTGCACGGGGTAGCTGGCCGTGAAATTGAGCTGGATCGTCTGGCTATTAAAGAATTGTGGGGACTCTTTCTGGACGCGATTCACAATGTACTTGAGGGGAGTGTTCATGTAGTACAGCTTTTCTGCATTTTCCAAAAGAATCTCTTCAGTAATGAGGTTGGGCCAGAGGGTCGTTCCGGGTGGGTACAAGTCGACGTTATAAGCAGTAGGTGCGTTGGACCACCACGTGTTCGGATTGAACGTGAATCGAACGTACAAGCGCTGGTTCCACATCGCACACGCCGGAAAGTAAGGCCGGCGAAGGCGCTCGCGTCCCTTATTGTTGTGCGAGTGTCTCCGGCAGAAGAAGAACTCGAGTGGGATTGTGATGGTCTGTTGGGTCTGTGAGCTCAGGTTCGTTCCACCGATCGCGTTGTAGATTCCGAGCTGTTCGTCGGCGTCCAGAAACATTTGGTCCCGAATGATGTACCAGTCATCATAGAGAGTTTCCACGATCGTTTCGTTGACCAGCAAGTCAATCTTCTTTATGAGGGCCCGGCCGATGTGGTCCGTATAGTTGAAAACAGTCTGGCTCGGCAAGTTTGCTGGCAAGGTCACGCTCAGGTACATGTTCGAGAGCAGATGGCCCAGCTCTGTCGGGCGCAGCTCGATCTGGACAGTCTGTCCCTGATATGATGGGCTGGGTGGCGGGAACGGATAGACTTTCTGGTACATGACAAAGTTTGAATATTTATTAAATTCTGGATTCCATTGTGATTTTGTCAAGTCGTCTGTCAGCAAGTACTTTTCCTGCGGGCCGATCGCCTCGAGTGACAGAACCGAGCCCGAACTGAATCCCTGCCCCCTGGATTCTATGTATTTACTGGGCGGGAAGAATTCCAAGGTCGGCTCGGCATTCCATGCCGTGTTCGAGTTCAGGTCCCTCTGCTCGGGGTAATTTCCAACTGAAATTGAAGAAGGCATGGTGACCGGAGGCAGTTGGGACAAGTCTTTTCCGGCCTCTCGGAAACTCGTAAACTTTCCTGGAACAAAGATCGTCGTAAAGGCCGGCTCTTGGATCATTGCCGGGACGCCCGAGACATAGACGGGCGTGGTGGTGTCCGGGGGTGTGGACCCATCGATCGCCACCAGAGTCACGAGCGTCTGGCGGGCTGTAGTATTTTTTCCCACCTCAAAGAGTGTTTTTTTCTTGTAGGGATCGTAAAAATTACGTAAAATATCTTGTGAAAAAGACGTCACCTTCATCGGGGTGCTAATGGTGGGAAGGCCCGTGACGATCCAGTCATTCGCCAGATTACCTGGAGGCGGGGCCGTGAAGTAAAACGTCGTCACGCCACCAGTCACGTCATAGTATCCAAACAAGGGCACCTTTGCTCTCTTATTTGTGTACTGTACCAGCCCTGGTGGATAAAGAATTGCACCGACCGCATTCTGCGTCCCTTGGATACTCTGGTCCGTGTCCGTCTGGAGAGTGAAAAACCAGAGGAAGCCAGGACCCTGTGCATTTGTCGCCCCCGTAATCTGAATTTGTCCCTGAATTCCTAGAAAGCCATCGCCGGTCCATCCAAGTCCCACGGGCTGGTTGGGCCACTCGGTCGTCACGTAGAATGTCACCTCGGTCGGTCCGGTCACCTTGTAAAAACCACTGACATCCACGGGAGTCATGGCGACGGCCGTCGATATACCAGACTCTTCGAACGTCGCGGCTGTCTCGTACGAAGGAAGAGCCTTCTCCGTCTCTACAAATGGCTTGGTCGCGCGCTGAAACAGATTGAAGACCGAAGCCTGCACTTGCTGTTCGAGCCGAAGCACATTTTGGAATGCCCTTTCGGCCATTCTCCTACAACTCGCTCAGGTTATTTTTCCACATCTGTGACACACTCGTGTTTTTCAGCACGTCCCTTTCGACCACTCGACGCTCGCACAAATCCTTGAGTTTCAGGACCTCCTCGCGCGTGTACTGATACGTCTTGATGTCGAGCAGCTTAGGCCAGAGGTCCTCCTTGAAATTCTCGGACCGGAGCTGGGCGTGAATCTCATCGAGCGGGACATTGAGGACCTGGATTCGCTTGTTGATCACAAAGCCTATGAACCTTGCCTTTTCCGATAACCACTTAATTTCATTATCAAATTGACCCAAGAGCCATGACTTGCGTTTCTTGTAGAGACCGATCCGGACCTCGAGGTACTCGACCAGAATCTCCTCCGGGCTCGCGTACTTCTTGACCGCTCCATTCGGTCCTATCAGGTACATGTTGCTGGTATGGACCGTCTTGGTCAGTCCCAGATCCTTCACAGGGTCCTCGAGCGCATCGGCCCCCCAGATTCGGAAGTTCGGTGTCGTCTCTGTCGAATGGTTCTCGAACTTCTGGATAGTCCC